GTCGGGAAATCGAGAAACAGTTGGGTAGTCCGCTGCCGGATATGAAAGATACGCTGCCCCCTGAGCTTGAAGTTCAGGTATCTCAGCTTGCCGCACAGGCTGCTGCGCGACTACTCCAGAAAGACCGCGCGGAAGCTGCGATGCAACAGGCGCAACAGCAGATGCAAGATCCGCTGGTTCAGATGCAGCAAAAAGAGTTGGCGATCCGCGAGAGAGAAGCCGCAACGAAGGAAAAGAAGGTCGTCATCGATGCCGCTGCTAGGGCCGATGAGCTTAAGTTGCGGGAGAAAGAGATCATTATCAAAGCGGCATCTGAGGCTGATAAGGGGGTTCGTGAAGAGGTTCTTAGTGGGCTGAAGGTCGGCGTGGATATCGCCAAAGCACGAAGCCAACTTAAATCCAAACCTAAAGGCGACTAATGGACGCTATTGAACTGCTCCTTAGCAAAAACGCAGAGGAGCGCAAACGTAAAACTGAGTTTTTGGTGGCGGGGACCGCCAAGGACTACGCAGAGTACCGACACATCTGTGGGGTTATCCGGGGTCTTGACCTTGCAGATGAACATCTCCACGACCTCGCAAAAAGGATGAATGACGATGACGACGATGACAGCCCTTGAGCAAAAATGGGCGCAAGAGGAAGTCGAAGCAGCAGAGAAAGCCAAGCAGTTGCCTGACCCAGCGGGATATCACATCCTATGTGCCGTACCCGAGATAGAGCGCAAGTACGAGAGCGGACTCATCAAGGCGGATACCACCGTGCATTATGAGGAAATTCTCACCACGGTATTGTTTGTCATAAAACTCGGCCCGGACGCATATAAAGACACTTCCAAATTCCCTACTGGCCCATGGTGCAAAGAGGGCGATTTCATCATCGTCCGATCCAATTCGGGTACTCGGTTGGACATTCATGGCAAGGAATTCCGAATCATCAACGATGATACAGTGGAGGCAGTCGTTCAAGACCCGCGTGGAATCAGGAGAAAATAATGAACCAAGAAGTTTTCAAATTTCCGGACGAGCAAGTTGTTCATCAGGCGCAAAATGAATCTCCGCTCCCCGCTTCGCTAGAGATCGAAGTGGTGGATGATACCCCGGAGCCTGACCGTGGCCGGGAGCCTTTGCCCAAGGAAATCGTCAAAGAGTTGGAGGACGACGACCTGGAGGAGTATTCCGATAAGGTAAAGAAGCGTCTGTCCCAGATGAAAAAGGTCTGGCATGACGAGCGGCGGGAGAAAGAAGCTGCCCGCAGAGAGGCGGAAGAGGCATTCCGCCTTGCGCAAGCGCGGGAACACGAGATCCGTACGTTGCGGGATCGCGTCGGTCAGCGGGAAAAAACCTACAACGAGGATATGGTCCGGGCGATTGGGACTGAGGTTCTCAACGCTAAAAGCAAGCTTAAACAGGCGTATGAATCCGGAGATCCGACCGAGATTGCAGATGCTCAAGAAGCTTTGACTGATGCCAAAATTCGACTTAAAGAACTCGAATATCGTAAACCTGCTTTACAATCTGACGAAACTAGTGTAGAAAGCAATCAACAGTTTCCAAGCCAACCGCAGCAAATTGTTGACTCCAAGGCAGAAGCTTGGCGGCGCAACAATACGTGGTTCGGGGTCGACGACGAGATGACTGCCTTGGCGCTTGGACTGCATCAGAAGCTCGTCAGATCAGGTGTTGACCCGCGTAGTGATGAATACTACCGGCAGCTTGACGCAACACTCCGGAAACGCTTTCCGGAGTACTACAGTGAGGACACCGACCCTCCTGCCGAAACGAAGCCTGAAAAGGCCCGCAAACCCGCTACTGTCGTAGCACCCGCAACAAGGAGTACTGCGCCGACAAAGGTTCGCCTGACGCAAACTCAGTTGGGGCTGGCTAAGAAGTTGGGGCTAACCCCTGAACAGTATGCTAAAGAACTGATCAAACTGGAGATGTAAAATGGCTGAATCTAATCGGGTGTCGCGGGACTTGGGTGAACGGGAATACGCCAAGCGAAAGAATGCTTGGACTCCTCCGCAATTGTTGCCGTCGCCTAAAGCCCAACCGGGCTGGGCGTTTCGGTGGGTCCGGACGAGTATTCTGGGGCAACTTGATCCCACGAATGCGTCTGCAAAGTTTAGGGAAGGTTGGGTTCCGGTGAAAGCCGAAGACCATCCGGAAATTATGATGATCGCGGATCCTACGGGCAAGTTTCCTGGCTCGATTGAGATTGGCGGTTTGGTGTTGTGCAAGGCTCCGACAGAGATGGTGGATGCGCGTAAAGAGTGGTTCGACTCGCAGACGCAAGCTCAGGTTGAGGCAGTGGACAACAATTTTATGCGGACCAACGACGCCCGTATGCCTCTTTTTTCGGAGAAGCGCTCTGGGATTACGTTTGGTCGGGGCAATAAATAATTTAGGAGTTGAATCATGGCATATCCTACTGTTGATAAGCCGTACGGCTTTAAGCCGGTTAACTTGGTGGGGGGTCGGGTATATTCCGGTTCGACCCGCCAGTTGCCGATCGCTTCGGGTCACGCGACGGCGATCTTTTACGGCGATGTCGTTATCATGTCGTCCAATGGGTGCGTAAATAACGCCACTCTGACGGCGACCACCGTGAACGTCTTGGGTATTTTCCAAGGCTGCTCGTACGTGAACGCGCAAGGGCAGCGGGTCTTCTCGCAGTATTTCCCGGCAAATACGACGGGGGCAGCGGATACGGCGGATGCAATTGTTGCTTATGTCGCGGACGATCCTGATCTGGTGATGAAGACGGCGGTTGTTTCGGGTACGACGGTTGTCGCGCAAGCTACCCGGGCGAATCTGGTGGGCGGTACGATTTCTCTTGTCGCCAACACCGGGTCTACGGTCACCGGGGATAGTGCACAAGCGGTTCTTAATACGGCGGGTACGATTACGACTTGCCCCTTTAAGATTATCGACGTTGTGCCGGATACTTCGCCTGCGGCGGGGTCGTTTGTCGAGGTTCTTGTGACTTGGAACCAAAACATCCATCAATACCGCAATAACGGCGGCGTCTAATAGGGAGCTAAACCATGGCTATTTCACGTGCACAACTACTTAAAGAATTGCTCCCTGGCCTGAACGCTCTGTTCGGTATGGAGTATGCTCGTTACGGAGAAGAGCACAAGGAGATTTTTGAAACTGAAACCTCCGAGCGTTCGTTCGAAGAAGAAACCAAGCTGTCGGGTTTCTCTGCGGCTCCGGTGAAAAACGAGGGTCAAGCTATTGAGTACGATAATGCTCAAGAAGCTTGGACGGCTCGTTACAACCATCAGACTATCGCCCTCGGGTTCTCGGTCACTGAAGAAGCGATTGAGGACAACCTGTACGACTCGCTGTCGTCCCGGTATACGAAGGCACTTGCTCGCGCGATGGCTTACACGAAGCAAGTCAAGGGTGCCTCGGTGCTCAACAACGCATTTGCTGCTTCCGGATACAACGGGGGTGATGGCAAGGCGCTGTGTGCAACGGATCATCCGCTGGTGTCTGGCGGTACCAATAGCAACACGTTCTCGACCCAAGCTGACCTGAATGAAACGTCGCTGGAAGCATCGGTGATTCAAATTGCCGGTTGGGTGGACGAGCGTGGCCTGCTGATTGCTGCCAAGCCCCGGAAGCTGATTGTTCCCCCCGCCTTGATGTTCGTGGCGACCCGTCTGTTGGAAACTGAACTTCGCGTCGGTACCACCAACAACGACGTCAACGCGCTCAAGTCGAAAGGTTCCATTCCGGAAGGCTATCGTGTCAATCACTTCTTGACCGACACCAATGGGTGGTTCCTCTGTACCGACGTGCCCAACGGGCTGAAGCACTTTGTCCGTGTCCCGCTGCAAAACTCCATGGACGGAGACTTCGACACCGGGAACGTGCGCTATAAGAGTCGCGAGCGGTATTCGTTCGGCTGGAGTGATCCGCTGGGGGTCTTCGGTTCCAGCGGCTCTACCTAATGTAGTTCAGGTAGGATAAACGCCCCCTTTGCGGGGGCGTTTGTTTTTGTTGCCACTGTTTTTGCTTCGTGCTATAAGGTGCCTATATCTGGGGGTTTTTACTCATATCGACTGCCCCAGCAGACCTAGTAGGGACGATATGGGAAGTGCTACTACACGAAAGGTAGAAAATGGCTATCAGCACGTTTGACGGACCTATTCGCTCACTTGGTGGTATTTATCAGCAAGGGGCATCCACGATTGTTCCTATTTCGGCCAGCACGACGCTATCCCCTGCGGCCCACGGTGGGCGTATCATCACGGTTGGGGGTACTCTGGCCGCGAACGTCACTCTGACCCTGCCGACAATTGTCGCCACGGCTAACTCGGCGGCTGCGGGACCGGGAGCCGACCCCAACACTGCGAATAACGAAGGTGTCGTATATACCATTTGGGTGCCGACGACGATTGCTACGTCGTCTCTCAAGATTGGTACGGACGGCACGGATAAGTTTATCGGTACGATTTTTGGAGTCGATACGGATACTGCAAACGCATTGGTCGCTTATACGGCGGGTGCGACGAATGACTTCATCAATTTCAATGGCACTACGACAGGGGGCGTAGCAGGCTCTTGGGTTCGTATTGTTGCGATCGACGCGTTGAAGTATGTGGTTGAGGGTGTCGCTCTCGGTTCGGGGGTCGTTGCCACGCCGTTTGCGGACAGCTAATAGTTGGTTCTCGGGGGCTTCGGCCCCCTATACCTTTTTTGGAGAACAGCTATGGCTATGCAAACTGACGTACTAGCGAGTGTACCGCTTATTGCGAGTGGTGATTTTACGGACCAAGCCACTAACGCTATCAAGCGTACGCGTATCAAGTCAATCTATATTGTTCCGACAGGTGTCGCGGGATCCCTCGTAATCAGGGATGGTGGCGTGTCGGGGACAATACTCATGACTATCAATACGGTAGCGTCCGCAACGCAGCCGACTTATCTGCTGCTTCCCGGTGAAGGAGTCTTGGTGCGTACGTCACCGTATGGGGTGGTTACTAGTTTAGGCTCCGCGACTATCTTCTACGGGTGATTTGTGCAAAATCAAAAAGGTTACGATCTCGCGGGTAAAAAGTTGATGATCGGGCTACCTGCGTACGACCATAAAGTCGGTGTGAAGATGGCAATCTCGCTGATGCGGTTTGCTCAAATGGCACTGGAATACGGTATTACGATTCAAGTTAGTAGCATTTGCGGCTGCTCAGTGGTTACCCGGGCGCGAAATATGATCGCTGACGAATTCATGAAGTCTGACTGCGATCACTTGCTCTTTATCGACGCAGATATGTCTTTCCAACCGGAAGCAATTATCCGGTTGCTAGCGTTCGGCCAAGAAAAACCTATCGTCGCTGGGGCTTATGAAGCGCGTAAGGCGGGCAAGGTCTACATACTTACGCTTGACCATGACGAAAACGACAACATCATCATGGATCCCATGGGTCTTGTTAAGGCACGTCGGGTAGCGACCGGGTTTATGATGATCCAGCGGCAGGTGTTTGAGACTTTGGCGAAGTTGCATCCTGAGTGGTACCACAAGGATGTCAATTCGGACAATATGCTGTATAGCTTTTTTGATTTTCTTGTTACCCCGGAGGGTTACATTGGCGAGGACTTTTTGTTCTGCCAACGTGCGAATGATGCTGGGTATACCTGCTGGATCGACCCAACGATTAAATTAGGCCACATGGGCATCCATGAGTACGAGAGCGACTTTGGTAACGACGTGCTATATCCTCGACTCCAATCTGCGCAAGAGCCTGAGCTAAAGGTTGCATATGGCTAAGTCCCCTGCATGGCAGCGCAAAGAAGGTAAAAACCCTGCGGGTGGTTTGAACGCGAAGGGGAGAGCTTCATATAACCGTGCGAACCCCGGGAAACCGGGGCTAAAGCCGCCCGCACCAAACCCCCGTACTGAGAAAGACGCAAAGCGGAGAAAGTCCTTTTGCGCGAGAAGTGCTGGGCAGATGGAGATGTTCCCCAAGGCGGCTAAAGATCCCAACAGTCGTTTACGCTTAGCAAGGAAAGCTTGGAATTGCTGAGATGCACAAAGTGCAAAGAGGAAAAGCCAGCCAACCTGGAGTATTTCCCTCCACATAGCAAAAAACTAAACGGACTTGATAGTTGGTGCCGTACCTGCCGCTCGCTATATAGAAGCATTATCAATCGAGGTAGGTTTAGGGCTGTAATATCGGATGCGGAGCTAATTAATCTCAAGGCCACTACTAAACAGTGTGCTATATGTAGTACGGAGGGTAAATTAGTTGTGGATCACGACCATGGTACCGGCAAGATTAGGGGCATGTTATGCCACCATTGCAATCGTGGCCTTGGGCATTTCCGCGATGACCCTGTGCTACTAGATTTTGCGGTGCAGTATTTATATGCTAATACTGATACGTCGAGATAAGGCATGTATCAGAGATACACTGAAAGAAGGCACTAAGCCATGGAGATGATGCTTTGGAACGCAATACTGTCTCTCTTTGTTGCAGGGGTCGGTATTATGCTCAAGGGTAAGATAGACGAATTAAATAGGATTAGCATCTTACTTAATCGTACTCGGGAAGAGGTGGCTCGTGAGCATATCACTCGTAAAGAGGTCGACGACAAAGTTGATCGGATTGTTGAGCGCTTCGATGCTGGTTTTAAGCATTTGGAAGCAAAGATTGATGATCTTGCGAAAGCACAAAGGGGATAACTAATGGCTGAAGCCCTTACTGAAGCACAACGGCAGGCACTACAAGAAGCTAAGGATGCAAAGGCTCGTAAACTGGAGGGGGAAGCCCCCACAACTAGTACTACGATGGGGGAGGGGCGGCTGGGAGGGTCTAAACCCCCGGAAAAGAAAGCCAAAGGTGGCACCGTAGGCTCCGCTTCCCGTCGTGCAGACGGCATTGCTCAACGTGGTAAGACGAAAGGGCGGTTTGTATAATGCCGTCAAAATCTCCAGCGCAGCACCGGCTCATGGCGGCTGTCGCAAATAACCCGTCCTTCGCCAAGAAGGTTGGAATTCCTCCGTCGGTGGGGGAGGAGTTCGTACGCGCTGACAAAGCTAAGGGTTATAGCACCAAGGCAAAAATTAACCGCGCAGATACCCGGCATGGTAGCATCGATATGCCGTATGCTTCACTTATTAAACATATTGGTAGAAAGGAAGGTGGTCCTGTGAAAGAGTCTAAGTCGATGATGAAAAAGGAAGTCGGCTTCATGAAGAAAGCTGGCGCGCCGAAGTCGATGATCAAGCACGAAATGGCCGAGATGAAGGGCGGAAAGTATGCCCGAGGCGGCGGTATTGAGCGTCGAGGCAAAACCAAAGGCACGATGGTTAAGATGAACCGTGGTGGGCGGGCGTGCTAAGTGCGACCCTCGCGCGGAATGGGTGCAATACGCCCAAGTAAAGTGCCAAAGCCTCGCAGGGTTGTGAAGCGAGATGGGCCACAGCCCGTCTCGCTGTTTAGTAAGGGTGGTGTAAGTCGCGTCAACCAAGCAGACAATTACACCAAACCCGGAATGCGCGAGTCGCTGTTTAGGAGCATTAAGTCCCGGGCAGTGCAGGGTACCAAAGCAGGACAATGGAGCGCCCGTAAGGCGCAACTGTTGGCGAAGCAGTATAAAGCCAAGGGCGGGGGCTACCGCGATTGAAGGCTCCCCAACAAAGCCTGAAGGCATGGGCGCAGCAAAGTTGGACAACCAAGTCCGGTAAACCCTCCAGCAAGACCGGGGAGCGGTATCTGCCCGAGGCCGCTATCAAGTCCCTGAGTCCCGCTGAATATGCCGCCACCACCCGAGCTAAGCGAGCGGGTACGAGGGCTGGAAAACAGTTTGTTGCCCAGCCCAAGAGCATCGCCAAGAAGACTGCGAGGTTCCGATAATGGTCGCGAAAACGACGGCAACGACGGATTTCAACCTTGATCTGAATGCATTGATTGAGGAGGCATTCGAGCGCTGTGGTGCGGAGCTTCGTTCTGGCTATGATTTCCGTACGGCACGTCGTTCCTTGAATCTGCTCACCATCGAGTGGGCGAACAGAGGGATCAACCTCTGGACGATTGAGCAAGGCTCTCAGGTGCTGACCTACAACACTGCGGATTACGACATGCCGGTGGACACCATCGATTTGTTAGATCACGTCATCCGTACTGGCACGGGCACTAGCCAAATCGATATCAACATATCCCGCATTTCAGTAAGTACTTTCGCCGCGATCCCCAATAAGAATGCTACGGGGCGTCCGATCCAAGTGTGGTTCCAGCGCAAAACCGGGGCGACGAATTCAGCAGCGGTCGTACAATCCCCCCAAATCCACGTCTGGCCCACACCAGATAACTCACAGACTTATACGTTTGTCTACTGGCGGCTTCGCCGTATATTGGATGCGGGTAGTGGCATAAACGGGCCGGATATCCCCTTCCGGTTCCTACCGTGCATGGTTGCAGGGCTAGCGTATTATCTGGCGCAAAAGCTCCCCGGGGTGGATTTTAACCGGCGTGCGGAACTCAAAATGGACTATGAGCAGCAGTTTCAACTCGCTGCCGACGAGGACCGGGAGAAAGCCCCGGTCCGGTTTGTACCCCGTCAGATGTTCATCGGTGTATAGGTGCCCCGGTGCCGAATCGGTTTGCGTCAGGCAAATATGCAATCGCGGAATGCGATAGATGTGGGTTTCGCTTTAAGCTAACGCAGCTTAAAAATCTCGTCATTAAGACGAAAAACGTGAATATCATGGTCTGCCCCACCTGCTGGGAGCCAGATCACCCCCAATTGCAGCTTGGGTTGTATCCTGTAGACGATCCGCAAGCCCTACGGAACCCTCGTCCGGATATTAGCTATGTTGTATCAGGTCAGATGGGGGAAGGTAGTCGTATAATACAGTGGGGCTGGAACCCCGTAGGTGGGGGAAGTAGTGATGGGCTTACTCCCAATACTTTAGTCGCGACCGGCGCGGTTGGGACTGTAACCGTAGTTGTACTTTAGGAGATTACCTATGGACGTCCGTAAAGTGGCTAAGCAGGAAGTCAAAAGTCACGAAAAGCGTATGCATGGCATGAAAAAGGGGGGCGTAACGTCGCCCGAAGCCAAGAAGTACGGACGGAACATGGCGCGGGCCATGAACCAAAGGAGCAAATAATGGCTCAGGAATTCAAATTTTTTGACATGGGTACCGCGAATCCCATTGGGAAATATACGCAACCTAAGCCTAATGTGAATAAACCCGGCAATCAAGTAGATACCGGATATCCGCAGACGGGCATCAAGACTGAAGGGGTTACCATGCGCGGGGGCGGTGCGGCTACAAAAGGCATCAAATCTCGCGGGCCTATGGCATAGAGGTGTAGGGTGAACTATTCACAGTTGGTCACCGCAATCGAGGAGTACGCCGAGACTACGGAAAGTACGTTTGTCTCCCAAGTTCCTACGTTTGTGCAACTTGCGGAAGAGCGGATTTATAATAGCGTTCAGATTCCGGCGATTCGTAAAAATCAGATCGGTACGCTGACTACGTCTAATAAATATCTTAGTCTTCCCACAGATTGGTTGGCAACATTTTCGCTGGCGGTGATCGACCCAACGACGGAAGCTCAGACGTTCCTGCTTGATAAGGATGTTAACTTCATCCGTGAAGCTTACCCGGATCCTGGGGACACAGGGGTGCCCCAACATTACGCCCAATTTGACTATAACACTTTGATTGTCGGCCCGACACCGGATCAGGGGTATAGTGTCGAATTGCATTACTACTATTATCCGCAGTCCATTGTAACGGCGGGGACTTCGTGGCTTGGCGATAATTTTGAAACCGTATTGCTTTACGGGGCGTTGCGAGAGGCCGCGATCTTTCAAAAACAAGAACCTGATATCATTGCTAATTACGAAGCCAAGTATCAAGAATCGCTTATGCTTCTTAAGCAGTTAGGCGATGGTAAAAATCGTCGTGATTCGTATCGTAGCGGACAGGTTCGCGTGCCGGTTCTATAGGAGTAGTGATGTTCAATGGGGAATTAGTGGGTGGTAGCGTAAATGTTCTCACGGTAGACAACCGTGGGTGGAACCCGGAGGAGCTTGCTGACCGTGCGGTGAACAGGATTATCAGCATCGGGGATAGCAGTCACCCGCTTGTCGCGGAGCAAGCGCGGGCATTTCGTGAGCATATTCGTCAGGTTCTTGTGCATTATATTCGAGAGGCGCAGGATTCTGAACGAACAACAATCTGCGCAAAATTGCGTGTTCGGGGGCGTGCTGATCTAGCCCGTACGATTGAGGGTCTGTAAATGGCTATCTCCCAAGCAATGTGTACGTCGTTCAAGGTTGAACTTCTCAACGGGATTCATGCATTTGGTACGACCGTTTCCCGAGGGAGTACGACTGCGGACACCTTTAAGATTGCGCTGTTTACGTCTGCGGCAACATTGGGTGCGACTACAACCGCGTACGCGACGACTAACGAGGTAGCTAGCGGGTCAGGGTATACGCCCGGGGGGAATACTTTGACCACGGTCGCCCCCTCATCCTCTGGAACGACGGCGTTTCTTGACTTTAATGATACGTCGTGGAGTAGCTCGACGATTACTGCCCGAGGGGCGCTGATTTATAACTCCACTCAGAGCAATAAAGCGGCTGTCGTGCTTGATTTCGGAAGTGATAAATCGACATCTAGTGGAACATTCACGATTACATTTCCAACGGCAGACGCAACTAACGCAATTATTCGAATCGTATAGGAGAACGTCATGGCGGCAGGCGATATTGTTTGGTTTCGACAGGCGTTGCTCGATTTGGGTACTAAAAAGCATGATCTGAGTGCAGATACAATCAAGATCGGTCTGACCATTGGCACCACGACACCTTCCGCAACGACGGGGGATCCTCGCTGGGGGACCGGGGGTACGACCAATTTTGCCACAGAAGAAGTCGCTACAGGTACGTCATACTCGGCTGGCGGGCCTGCACTCACATCGGTTTCATGGACGCTCGTTTCTAACGTACCGACCTTTCGCGGCGCTGATGTGGTCATCAACCAAGACGCCAGCGGTTTTACTAATGGCCGCTATGGGATCGTCTACAACTCGACCGATGCGGGTAAACGCGCGCTGGGGTATATCGATCTCGGGTCGTCTCGATCAATCCAGACTGGTTCGCTCACGATCAACTTCGGCGGTGCGGGCACTGACATCTTCACGATTACGACACCTTAAGGGGGTTGCCATGGCGCTCACTACCGCACAACTTCAGACGCTCAAAGCGGCGATTCTGGCAGATCCGGTGCTTCTTGCGCTCGTCAATAACGGACAGTACGGGCAGATCCGAGACGCGCTCAACCTCCAGGCCACGCCGAATTTCTACGTGTACCGAACAAACGTGCCGCGAATCGAAATCCAGAACGAAGTCGGCACGGGGGGCGCTGGCGGATCGGCCTCCGAGTGGGACTGGACGGTCTACAAGGGCCAAACCACGTCGGAGCAGGGTGCGTGGCGAGATATGGCAATGGGCGACGGGATCAACTTCTCGAAGATCAAGGTTCGGGAAGGAATCGCCAAGATTTTCGCAGGCACTGGTGCGGTGGCCGCGATGCGAAGCCACATTCTGTCGTTTGGCGCTCGGCTGTCGACCTACGGGGAAAAAATTCTTGCCACAGGCACAGGGAGCCTGGCATCCCCGGCGACCATGTCTTTTGAAGGCAACCTGTCGGAGCGTGACGTTGAAGACGCTCTGGTCCGAGGGTAGAACATGGCTGGCTCACTCACCCCGCAGAAGTCACGATCCGTTGCGCTGACGTGTCAGCTCATCAACAGCAACAGCGTTGCCAAGGGGCCGGAAATCAACGTCTCCGGGAAGTGGGCGGGCACGCTCAAGGTGCGCCTTGGACGAACGACAACCACGTCCTGCGGTGCGGCTGAACTGCGGCTCGAGGGCGGCGGGCGAGGCAGTGGCGGTGCGGCGGATTTCTGGACGCCGATCTACCCGTGGACGACGGCGTTGCATGGTACCGCGCCGAGTCGAGTATCGCTTACGTCGAACGCTGCGGCTAACGCCAATACGCTTGACGGGCCGAGCGGATGGACCGGCATTTCTGCCTCCGACGGTTTGGTGTTTTTCTACGAGAGCGGGACGGTCGCAAACTCCGAGTGGGGTCGCGTTCAGGGTGTCGCGACATCGATCCTTACTGTGCAGGATTCGCTTACTCGATCCCATGCAACGGGTACACCAGTGATCGACCAAGCCGAAGAGTGGAGCATCCCGGTGGATCTCGCCTCCGAGGAAACCGTTCGTCTGGTGGTTGATTTAGCGAAAAACTCGGTCAACGTGCCGATGGTCGCCGAGGCCGTACTCATCACCCACGACGCGACCTACTATTCATGAGCATAGCGGTCGTCAATGCGATCAACGTGCCGATGGTCGCCGAGGCCGTACTCATCACCCACGACGCGACCTACTATTCATGAGCATAGCGGTCGTCAATGCGATCAACGCGCCGCCTGCCAACGCGGTGCCGCTTCAACTGGAAGCGGATACGAACGTCGATCGCTCGGTCATGTACGACTACGTGCGAGCGGCGGTTGCCACGGGGTTCCCGGTGCTCCAGCAAGCGGGAGCAGTTCGCAGTCAGCCTGTGGTCATCGTCGGCTCGTCTCCCAGCCTGCGCGACTTCCTGCCAGAGATCGCTCGCCGCCGTGCGGGCGGCGCACATATCATGACAGTGAAGGGCGCTCACAACGTCCTCGCGGAAGCCGGATGCATCCCAGACTCGGCGGTGTGCGCAGATTCTCAGGCACACAACGCCGGACTTATCCAGCCTCGACTCGGCGTCACGTATTACCTGTCGACGACGTGCCACCCCGACACGTGGCCGCGCTTTCGGGGGCATGCCGTCATGCTGTGGCACCCGCGTATCGATAGGCGCCAGGAGGTCGATCCGGAATGGCGAGGCGTGCGTCGTATCTGGGGCGGCACGACGACCGGGCTGCGAGCGATTGCGCTTTCCTGGGTGCTTGGCTTCCGCGACGTGACGCTGGTCGGCTTCGAGTCCTGCGTGCAGCGCAATGGTGTCGTAAAGGCAACTGGCGATCGAGCGCACAAGGACGATCAGCCGTTTCCCGTTTGCTTTGCGAATCGCTGGTTCTGGATGACCGGCGCGCTCGTGCAACAGGTGACCGATCTCATGCCGACGCTTCAGCAGTGCCCCGGCATCAAGATCGATGCGCTCGGTGATGGGGCACTGCCGCACGTCCTCGCGACCGGCAAGCAATTGGGGTGGCCGGTATGATTTTCGAGAATAAGAAACAGCCACAGAGCATTGCGCTTCTTAATTCCGCATTTCCCAGGCCGGCTGAGATATGGCTCCCTGCGGCTCACGTTAGCGGATTATTGAACGGTGTCCCGCCATCTACAGAGGCAACATTCACCAAGAGATCGTTTGGCAATGGGCTCGTTGGAATTAACGTAACCGCCACGGGTCGCCAGTATTCCCGCGGATACTTCAATGGCAAGAGTAGTTATGCTTGGTTCTGTGCGGGCTTCAGAGATAACCAAGGGCCGTTCAATCAGTCGATAGTTCGACACGACGGCGTTTGCACGCCGATGCAAGAGATCAACGGCGACACAGTGCAGGCTGTATTCTGGCCTGGAGGATCGCTCCAGACGTGGAGTTACAACAGCCCCACGGCGCGGATGCAGAATAGGTTCAATACATTTTCCGGACGGGTAAGTGGATCAGCAGCGTCGTTGATGTTTAATGGCGTTGAGACGACCGCCTCCGCAAGTGGCAACGTCACGGGAACCTTGGCGTCGAATTCCACCGTGACGGTTTTCGGTTGTGCGGAAGGTGGGACGCAAGCTGCAACTGCCTGGGGGCTCTCGTTAGTTGTCTTTTGGGAAGATACAGTCCCCACCGTTGGCCAGTTACGCGCCTTACACGAGAACCCGTGGCAACTGTTTCAGCCGAGGCCGCGGCGGATATTTACCGCGAGTGTGGTTGCAGGTGCTACCACCATCGACTGCACCGTCGGCACCGCAACCGCCAATGGCACTGCCGCGAAGCTCGACGTAGCCGTCAACGCATCGGTAGGCACCGCAACCGCGAGCGGCACCTCGGCCAAAATCGACATTGCGGTCAACGCCAGCGTCGGCACGGCTACGGCCAACGGGACGACGGCCAAGCTTGATGTAGCCGTCAACGCCAGCGTCGGCACGGCTACGGCCAACGGGACGACGGCCAAGCTTGATGTAGCCGTCAACGCCAGCGCCGGGACCGCGACCGCCTCTGGCACTGCTGCCAAGCTGGATGTAGCCGTCAACGCCAGCGTAGGCACGGCGACGGCGAACGGGATCGGTGCGTCGATCGACGTGTCCGGCGCAACCTCGATCAATTGTGCCGTGGGTACTGCGACCGCGAATGGAATTGCGTGCCGCTTAGATATTGGTATTAGTTGCACTATTGGTACCGCAACAGCTACGGGGGTCACTAGTGATGTAGCTGGAATTCTTTTTGTGCCCGTTACAGGGATATACGCGACAGGCGCAGTGGGGGATGTAATTACAGTTTTAGAAACCGCTGTAGCTATAACAGGGGTTTTCGCCACAGGTTATGTGACGCCCGTCAACGTATGGGGTTTGGTAAATGACGCTCAGTTTGCAAATTGGCAGGATATCGCAGATACTCAAACCCCTGCGTGGGCGGCTATTAATGACACACAAACGTCTGTTTGGGCAGACGTTTTACACTAAATAAGAGGCTGTTATGGCTACGTATAGCGGGAATCTTAAGCTTACGCTTCTTGCAACCGGCGAGGGTTCCGGAACATGGGGCGATACGACCAATACTAATCTCGGTACGTTGCTTGAACAGGCAATTTCTGGCTACACCACACAAGCCATTACCGACGGTGCAGATACCACAATCACTATCCCCGATGGCGCGACGGGGGTTGCACGGAATATGGTTATTGAATGTACCGGAACGCTCACCGCCGCGCGGAATCTTATTGTCCCGTCGAATAAAAAACTCTACTTTATCTACAATAATACGACGGGCGGATATGCAGTTACCGTGAAGGTTAGCGGGCAGACCGGGGTATCTGTCCCTAACGGGGCGAAAGCGGTGTTGATGAGTAACGGCACCGATATTGTGCCTGCGGCTAACTATCTGCTATTTCCCGATGGCAGCGCGGCTGCGCCCTCTATCACGAACGACGGAGATACGAATACGGGTATCTTCTTCCCAGCGGCAGATCAAGTTGGCGTTGCAGTAGGGGGTAGCGAGATAGCCCGTACTACTAGCACCGGTCTTGGCGTTGGTACGACTCCTTCGTATCGGTTGGACGTACTGGGTACATCGGTGGCAGGTGGGGTATCTGGCCGGATAAAAAACTCTGACACAACTACGGGGTTCTCTCAGGTTCGTTTGGAAGGTGGATCCGCCAACGTCAATCTTGTTTTGGAGTGTTACAACAACAACGGAACGAACGCTTTTGGTGGGTTGAGCGGTGGATCGGCGGTACCGAGTTTTTACTATAACTTCGACACTCAGTACTGGCGTTCTGCCGCTTTAGTTGAGCGCATGCGCCTCACCTCGACGGGTCTTGGGATAGGTTGTACTCCAATTTATAAGCTGGACGTGGCAGATACTTCAACTGGGAATGTGTTGGCACGCATATCCAATGGTGATAGCACAACAGGAGCCGCTGGGGTAATTACTACTACCAACCTAGCAAATTCCTACGCCGGTATTTATATCCAGCACAATAGCGGATCCCCATACGGGCAAATTACCGTCGGCTCAGCAGTAGCCACGTATTACTTCGACACCGATCTTCAGGTATTTCGTACGAGGGCGGGGACTGAGAAAGCACGGTTCGATTCCTCTGGTAATCTTGGCATTGGCATTACTTCAACCGGCAACCGTCGCTTAGCGATTAGTGGTGACGCTACTACAAGCCTGATGGCATTTGGCTACCTTACTACGCTAAATGCGTGGTTAGGGTTTGGATCCCAGTTTGGCTCTGCTACTGCTGGTACAGATTTCACATTTCGTAATGACGCTACCGGCGGCAGCTTTATATGGGGGTTCATTGGCGCGGAAAAGATGCGCCTCGACTCGTCGGGTAACCTCGGCATCGGGGCGACCGCGCTGGGCCGCTTGGATGTGGCCTCAGACGCCAACTCCGCGCAGCAATCCTACATCCGAAACGCGAACGCTGGTTCTTCGGCGTTCTCGATCCTGAACCTCGGAAACAATTCGAGCAACACGGCGTTCCGATTGCTGCTGGGCAGTTCGACTGTGTCTTCCTGGGCTGGCGCAAACTCGGCCAACCTCGTGCAGGCGCTGGCCGCGCCAATGGCATTCTGGACAAACAATACCGAGCGCATGCGTATCGACTCGTCCGGCAATGTCGTGATTGGCACCACAACGGCGGCCACCAAGCTAACGGTCAGCGAGGCGGGGGCGACCAACGTCTACGCCGCCGTGCAGAACCTCAACGGCTCGGGCTACAACGCTGGGTTGTACCTATACAATGCGGTGCGCTCCTGGTACGTCATAAACGCCGCATCGGGTTCGTTCGACATCTACGACGCCACAGCCACGGCTACACGCGCGGCCATCGACTCCTCTGGCAACTTCAAGTTCAACAGCGGATACGGATCGGCTGCTACGGCCTACGGTTGCCGGGCCTGGATCAACTTCGACGGCACGGCTGGCACGATCGGCTCGGGTCGCGCGAACGGGAACGTCAGTAGCGTCACCGATGGCGGCGTGGGCATCTATCAAGTCAACTTCGCTAACGCAATGGTCGACGCAAACTACTGCGCCACGATTACCCCGTCGAGCGGTGGCAGCTTGTACTACGCCAACAACCTCACCTACGCGACCGGCAACCTTTCGTTCAACATCCGTGACGCCGGCGGGAATCTTCAGGACGTCACTTACGTCAACGTCGCCATTCACAGGTAACCCACGATGAAGATCATCTATCCAACGGCCTCGGGCGTGGCAGTGGTGACGCCCACGGGCGAACTTCCGATCGAAGAAGTGGCGCGCAAGGACGTGCCGGCCGGCGTGCCGTATCGAATCATCGAGGACAACCTCGTGCCGACCGATCGCACGTTCCGCGACGCGTGGGAGGCGGATTTCGTAACGCCAGACGGTGTCGGTATCGGGGCGGCGGCGTGGTTTGCCGAACAGGCCGCGGTGCGCGCTCAGGCCGAGAGTGAGGCCCAGCAGCGCCTTGCTGTTGATGCCGCGAAGCATGCGCAGGCCAGGGCGAATGCCGTGCCATCGAATGCAGGGGTTGAGATCGCACAGGAGGGTGAACAGTGATTCGGATTAACCTGGAGAAAGCGCGGACGATCGCGCACAACCTGCGGCGCGCGGCTCGGAACCGGGAAATGGCGCCGTTCGACGCGATCGTGGCTAAGCAGATCCCGAACGAAACCGCGCAAGCTGAGGCCGAGCGGGCCAAGCTGCGCACCAAGTACCAGAAGATCCAGAACGACATCGATGCCGCGAAGGACGTCGACGAGCTTAAGGCGGCGATTTCGTAATGCGCGTCTCGACCTTTCTCGGGGTTGCTCCTCGGTTTGCCCGCTGGCAGCTGGGCGTGGGTCAGGCCCAGGTCGCTGCAAGATGAGTACTAGCGCGACATGGAAGGACGATACTACTAATGGAATTTATTACTGGTACCCACAACTCTACGTTCGTATCTCTTAACGCAATATTTATAGGGGTTAGAAATGGCCGCAACAATGATTTGGGACGTCACCCGGATTGAATGTTACCCGCAAAAAAATGGGCTGTCGGATGTCGTTGTTGAAGTTAGCTGGGTTTGTGTTGGTACGCAAACTCAAGCTGGCGACCTCTATACGGATCACGCCTACGGATCTACAACCATTCCTTATGACTCAGCCTCTCCTTTTACCCCCTATGCAAATCTTACGTCGGCGCAAGTTCTCGGTTGGTGCTGGGCTAGTGGGGTTGATAAAAACGCCATTGAAGCTGAAGTACAGCAGAGAATTGATAACAAAATCACACCTCCTACCGTGTCTCTGGCTATTCCGTGGGCTTAGTGGCTTTAGGCGGTAAGAAGTCTTCGTAAGTCCGAGATGTGAAAGGAATCCAATGCTACCCCTACTTCCTCTCCTTGAACTTGGCGGCAAACTTGTCGATAAGCTCATCCCTGACCCTGAGGCAAAAGCCAGGGCAAAGCAGGAATTAGAGCAACTGCATCAGTCGGGCGAACTTGCCAAGATGGCAAATGAGACGAAGCTGTACGAGACAGAGCAGGAAAACATCACTGCCCGTCATAGTGCGGACATGGGTAGTGATTCTTGGCTGTCTAAGAACATCCGCCCTATGACACTCATAGCCATCCTCGCAGGCTACTTCACATTTGCCATGATGTCTGCATTTGGAAAAGACACGAACCAGGAATATGTGCAACTGCTTGGGCAGTGGGGGATGCTGATTATGAGTTTTTACTTCGGAGGTCGAACGCTCGAAAAAATAATCGACATGAGGCGTAAATGACGGTTAAGGACTTCTGTATCTGTGTTTCTACACTCGCATTGGCGAGCGTCGTAGGAGCTATGTGTTGGATGTTTGGCTACGCTACGATTGATTCGACAGTTGATACAAAAGAAGTCTTTGCGCATATTGGCCCCGCATTTCAAACGATTGTCGGCGGATTCATTGGCCTGATTACAGGGATCAGAGTTGGCGAGGCCAAGTCGCAAGAAAAGGACAAAATAGAATGAAAGCGAATTTCGAGCACGCCCTACGTGCCGTGCTGCTGCACGAAGGCGGATTTGTAAACCATCCGTCAGATCCTGGAGGTATGACCAACTTGGGCTGCACCAAGCGGGTTTGGGAGGAGTGGTGCGGGCACGAGGTCGATGAAAAGGCAATGCGGGCACTTACGCCAGAAAAAGTAGCGCCGCTATACAAGGCGAAATACTGGGACAAGATCCGAGGGGATGATCTTCCTACGGGTGTCGATTATTGTGTCTTCGATTGCGCGATCAATTCAGGCCCGGGACGCGCAGTTAAATTCTTGCAGCAGATTGTGAACACTACTGCTGATGGGGTCATCGGCCCTATGACGCTAAAAGCCGTACAGGAAATGCCCGGAGATGACTTGATTCGCGCGTATTCGGACCTCCGTCTTGCGTTCCTACGGGCACTTAGTACATGGGATGTTTTTGGAAAGGGTTGGGGGCGGCGTGTTCAGGAGGTGCAAGATCATGCATTGGCCCAGCGTTGCCCAACTGTATAGAGGTGCGTTATGCCGCTACAGAAACTTCAATTTCGCCCCGGGGTTAACCGCGAAAATACAACTTACGCGGGGGAAGGCGGTTGGTATGACTGCGATAAAGTCCGCTTCCGCTCTGGGTATCCAGAAAAAATTGGGGGTTGGCAAAATATAAACGCTAACTATACGTTTAAGGGTGTGTGCCGCAAGCTGTGGAATTGGATTACGCTCAATAGCAACAATCTGGCGGCGTTGGGTACGGACGTAAAGCTATACGTGGAGAACGGGGGTGCCTATTACGACATTACCCCTATTGCGTCCACCGCTAGCCCTATTAACAACAACCCATTCGCAACAACCAACGGATCCAGGATAGTAACGGTGTCCGATACTGCACATGGGCAAGTAGTTAATACTTACGTCACGTTCTCGGGAGCGAGTACTCCGGTTGGAGGGATCGACTTCAACGCGGAATTTGAAATTATAAAGATTATCGACGCGAACTCTTACGTTATTAGTGCCCCTAGCGCGGCCACTTCGACGACGACAGGGGGTGGGGCGAGTGTCGTAGCGACTTACCAACTCAGTGCGGGCAATCCGGTTGCCGCCTCCGGGGCAGCTTGGGGGGTTGGGGGGTGGGGGCGAGATGGTTGGGGGGAAGAGTTTTCCGGGACAGCTGCGGCTTCCGACCCTTATCAGATACGCCTATGGTCCCTGGACAACTACGGGCAAGATCTCGTCGCTGCGGTACGTGGGGGGTCTATCTATTATTGGGAAGCGGATACGACAGTTACGCCCCCTCGGGCAGTCACTCTAGCGACTAAAGCGGATGCGGCGGGATGGGATGGCGATTATGTGCCGCATCAGGTATACGAAGTACATACGTCGGGGGTGCAGAGGTTCGCGATTGCTGTGGGAGCGAACCCCTATACTCCGGGGGATCCAAATACCGATCTAGATCCTATGCTGGTACGATGGTCGGACCAAGAAAATGTGTTTAACTGGGTACCATCTGCGACCAACCAAGCGGGGGAGATTCGACTATCTCACGGATCACGGTTAGTAACCGGGGTGCATAGCCGTCAGGAGTTTATTATCTGGTCGGATTCCGCCGTTTATTCCCTCCAGTATCTCGGACCTCCTTACGTTTGGGGGGTGACGCTCCTAATGGACGGAATCTCCATCGCATCCCCCAATGCGACTACAGGGGCAAGCAACATAATTTTCTGGATGGGGACTGACAAATTCTATATGTATGACGGACGGGTTCAGACTCTTCCGTGTTCTGTACGGCAGTATGTATTCGACGACATCAATTCATCTCAATATGCTCAGATCGTATGTGGGGGTGTCGAGCAGTTCAGTGAGGTGTGGTGGTTCTACCCATCTGCGAACAGCCTGATTAATGATCGATATGTTGTCTACAACTATTTAGAAAACGTGTGGTATTACGGTAGGCTTGAGCGTACAACTTGGCTGGACTCCTCGCTTCGTGAAAAACCCATGGGGGTATTTAGTACGCGAAGTACTTACACTACCGCGTCGTTGACCTCTAATGCCACGACGGTTGCAGTCTACGATGCTGTAACATATCCGTCTGCGGGCACTGTGTTAATCGACAGTGAGCAAATTACTTATACGTCTAGAACGGATATATCGTTACAAGGATGCGTCCGTGGAGCCAATGGTACATCCGCCGCTGCCCATGACGCAGGGGCACGGATAACTCTTACCATCCCAAATCAAATTATGTACCATGAGACAGGCAACGATGACGCTTCAACGACGGTGCCTTCGCCGATCACGGCGTATATAAGCTCATCGGATTTTGACATCGGCGACGGGCATAACTTTGGTTTTGTCTGGCGCATCATTCCAGATTTGACGTTTGATAGTTCCAGTACGCCTAGCCCCAATTACCCCTCCGTCACGATGGTGTGCAAACCCCGACAAAACTCAGGGACCGCGTACAGTGCTCCCGACAGCCCTGCGGTTACTAGCATCCAAAGTTACGCTACTCAGCGCGTCTACACAGTGCAGCAATTTACTGGGCAAGTGTATACGCGGATACGTGGGCGGCAGATGACTTTCGAAATTCGGTCTACCGATTTGGGGGTTGCATGGCAGTTGGGGACTCCGAGAATCGATATCCGCCCAGATGGACGAAGGTAAATGCACGAATGTAGCAATAAAGGAGTGTGCCGCTAATGGCGATCTTACGCGCGGCTCGGGCACCTAATCTGACAAATGCCCCGCAGCAATATAGTGCGGAGCACCTCAATCAGCTATACCGAGAACTACGCACTTATTTCAATACGCTGGACAACGGGCTGTCTGCAATATTTGGCCCTTACGGAGCCGACTACCTTACATGCTCTTACGGGGCGTTCTCCAGTACGCAAGACCAAGCGGATGGGTCTACAACGACCGCATACCCGATTTCTTACGATACCACCGACTTCAGTCAAAACGTATCACTCGGATCTAATTCCGCTGTTTTTACGGGCACCATCGATGATGGTGCCGCCCCCGGGGCGGGCACGGTGCTGACAGTCACTGCGATGACTTCGGGAACCATTACCCCCGGGATGATATTAACGGGGGGGTCTATCACTGCGGGTACGCGGATCGTATCATTCGGAACAGGAACCGGAGGCGCTGGCACCTACACTGTCAATACATCCCAAGAACGGACATCCACAAGTATTACTGGTACTCAAACTTCCAGAGTCGTGTTTGCTGTAGCGGGGGCTTACAACCTTCAGTTCAGTTTGCAATTCGCGAATACCGACACTCAGATTCATGATGTTGATATCTGGTTTCGCCTCAATGGTACGGACATTGCCAACAGTAACAGTAAATTTTCCGTACCTAACAGCCACGGTGGCGTTGATGGGCATCTGATCGGGGCATTGAACTTCTTCACCCAACTCGCTGAAGGCGACTACATTGAGTTGATGTGGGCCACAAATAGTAGCAACATTACTATCGAGGCGATCCCCGCTCAGACAAGCCCGACGCGCCCTGCCACTCCCTCCGTAATCTTCACCGCCGCCCGGGTTTCTGATATCACGTCAAATGTTTACGGGTGATATAATCCGCTGAACCCACGAGGATACTATCATGAAAGATATCGCTGTTGGTCTTGCCTCCCTCGGGCGCGGTCCCGACACTATGCTGGTGCATATGTCCCCGGGAGAAGTTGCCGGACTCCAGTCGCTTGCCAAGGCACACGGCGGTTCCCTGACGCTCAACCCTCATACTGGACTCCCCGAAGCAGGTTTCCTAAGCAACATTCTGCCGACTATTATCGGGATTGGGGCAACTGTTCTGTCGGGGGGAACCATCACCCCTCTCATGGCGGGGCTTGGGGTAGGTGGAGTCGAAGCCGTCCGTACGGGGGATATCGGCAAAGGGTTGATGGCGGGCTTGGGGGCTTTCGGCGGGGCGGGGTTGGGGGGTGCTCTGAGTAGTATGGGGGCGAGCACACTCCCCAGCACGGTCCCGACAGAGACAGTACAGTCAATGATGGCGGGATCGCCAAGCCCAATTAGTCCCGTGAATTCGCAAATTCTACAAAGCGCAATGCCTAGACCTGATATCAGTTCGTTTGCTGAGCTAGGTTTGGACGCTACCCAAGCAGCCCCCAGTATTTCTGAACCGTCCGCTGTCGATACATTCCTCAACAGAAGCCAGATCCCTTTGGGGCCGACGACTACCAACGCCCCGATCCTGGGTAGCCAAGGTTTGGGTGATGCATGGGCGGGGGTTAAGCAGCTTGGTCAGCCTGGAGGGTTCTCTCAGTTCGGCACGGAGCTTGAGAGGCAATACGGTGGTAAATACGGTGCGATGGCAGCGGGTATCGGTGCTCTCGGCGCGCTGGGAGGGTTTGAGCAGCCCAAGTCGATGCAACTACCGGAGGAAAAGCGGTCGGATGCTCGTTTGTCTGGGCCGATTCGTCGCCCCTATGACCCCACGGCTCCGGGAGGGTATTATTTTACGGACTACGGCACGCTTCGACCGACCTACGCGGCTCAGGGCGGCGAGATGCACTCAACCCCTCAGTTGGAAGACGGGGGTTTTGTGCTGACTAAACGCGCTATAGATGGTATTGGTGAAGGAAGTAACGAGATTGGGCAGCGCCGTGCGGCGGCAGGGTTGGGTGCGATCCCCATCAGAGGTCCGGGAACTGGTACCAGCGATTCTATTCCCACGACAATAGACGGTAAGTATCCGGCGCGGATCTCCAACGGAGAAGCCTACGTCCCAAGAGATCAGGTCAAAAAGCGAGGTGGAGCTAAGAAGTTCTACACGCTTATGCGGCATGCTGAACAAGCGGCGCGTCGAGCATGATGGTAAGTCTTGTACCGCCAGATCATGTGCACGAGTGCTGGCCCCACGTGCAGGACTTTATGCGAAAAGCCGCCGAGTACACATATGGCCGCTTCCATGAAGAAGACATCTACGACTTAGTATCGCAGCGCCCCGACTACCATCTTTGGATTGCGTTTGAAGAGGGGCCAAAGTATTACGGTGCGGTGGTTACTGGGTTTTCTGAGTACCCCAACAAACGGGTGCTGACTATGCAGTTCTGTGGTGGGGAAGAAATCCACCGCTGGAAAGATCCAATGCTTGCATTATTTCGGCGTTGGGCTAAAGATACACAATGCGAGGCAATTGAATTTACCGGGCGCAAAGGTTGGGCTAAGCTGTTCGCCAATGACGGTAACCAAGTCCAATGGGTAACCTGTGAGTTACCGCTAGGAGATTGATATGGGCAAAGGTGGCGGCGGCAGCACCCCGACGACGCAAACGGTTCAGCAGTCCAACATCCCTGAATACGCGCGGCCATACTTCGAAGACATAATGACGCGCGGGCAAACCGCGTCTCAGGTTCAATACCAACCCTATACCGGGGAGCGGGTTGCGCCTTTTTCGCCAATGCAAGAGCAGGCGTTCCAAGGCATTTCACAACTTGGCCCTTCTCCGCTACTTGGTACGGCTGCGGGGCTTACGGGGCTTGGTGCGCAACAGGCCGCACAGACGGGGCAGTATAATCCAATTCAAGCTCAGCAGTTTTACCAAGGCCCGCAGTATCGAGAGGCGGGGGTCTACTACCCCGCAACGCAAGCCCCGCAGTTGCTGCAATATCAAATGGGTCCGGCGCCTCAGGTTAACACTGGATCCTTCGCGCAACCCGGTATCGCCGGGGCATATATGTCCCCGTATATGCAGAATGTTGTTGATATCCAAACCCGGGAAGCACAGCGCCAAGCGGATATCGCACGTACCGGTCGGCAGGCGCAAGCTGTGGCTGCTGGTGCCTTCGGAGGCTCTCGCCAAGCAATTATGGAAGCCGAAGCCGCGCGGAATCTCGCACAGCAAAAGGGGGACATTCAAGCACAGGGGCAGCAGGCTGCGTTCCAACAAGCTCAGCAAGCCTATCAAACGGACGCGGCGCGACAACTCCAGGCTCAGCAAGCCAACCAACAAGCAGGTCTTACTGTAGGACAGCAGAATCTAGCCGCAGCGCTCGGTGTTCAACAACTGGGTGCTCAGACCGGCATGCAATCGCAGCAACTTAACCAAGCCGCGCAACTTCAGGCACAACAAGCCGCGAATCAGTTTGCCCAACAGACCGCGCAGCTTGGTGCTCAATACGGGCTGGCTGGACTCCAAGCTGCGGAACAGTCTCGCCAATTTGGCGCGGGGCTTGGGATGCAGGGCGTGCAGCAGCTTCTGGGGGCTGCGGGCCAGATGGGGCAGTTAGGGCAGACCGCGTTTGGTCAGCAAGTCGGTGCTCTTCAAGCGCAACAGCAAGCGGGTGCCCAGCAGCAAGCGCAAGCCCAGCAGATGCGGGATCTTGGATATGAGGAGTTTATGCGGCAGCAGTTCTACCCGCAATCTCAATTGCAATTCCTGAGTTCCCTGCTTCGTGGTTCGGTCATTGCGCCCCAACAAACACAGTATAGCTACCAGCAAGCCCCGTCGCTCGTTTCACAGTTGGGTGGTATCGGAGCGGGTATATACGGTCTAAGTCGCGCAGGTGGGATGAAAGAAGGTGGCGAGGTCGAGTCGTATGCGCTTGGTGGGGTTACTGAAGGAACATTTGCATCGAATATTTCGAAGCTGGTTAAGTTGGGGCTTTCGGACCCGCGCCTGATTGACCAGGATAGAACCGCTACCCCATTGGAGAAAAACATTGCCAAGATGAAGGTCGCGCAAATGCGACAGGCATTCTCCAACCAGCAAGCGCTTGAGAGAGGTATTCCTTCCGAAGAGCCTATCTTGTCAGCGGGTGTTGGCAGTCTAGATGTAGAAGAGCCTGAGTTTGCGGCTGCGGAGGGTGGGATTGTTGCGTTTGAAAAAGGAGGTACTTCGGAGGCTACCGCTAACTATCAACGAGCTTTGTCACAATCATTGCCAGTGGAATTTGGGCGGCGGCTCGGTGCGGGGGTTGCGGATCTCATTGCACTGCCCGGGCAATTCGCTTGGGAAATTGACCCCGCAACAGGTAAGCTACGGAAGAAATACGAGCGAGAAGGGTTTTTCCCAATTTCCCGGGATATCGCGGATAAAGGAGCCGGTATAGAGGCGGGCTACGCGCAACAGGCCGCAGATATTGCTACCCGCAGAAAACGAGCGCAGCAACAGTTTCAGACAGAACAAGGCGCCCCGGTAGTCGACCAGATTCCGGGGCCGCAACCGGCACCTGCTACCCCTACGGGGGTAGATTTTTTAGCGGCAAATGATGCGGCCCAGACTAAAGCTGGTATCGGAGCATTGCTTAGCGGTCCGGAAGCTCCCCCTGGAAGAGTTGAAGATTTAACACCGCGAGCACCGCAAGCACCCGCCGTATCGGCTGTTCCCGATCTTAATAAATTAGTGGAGCCGTACGTTAGCGAGCAAAAACGACTAATCTCCGCTGCCGAGATAGATGC